CCTTTACCCACCACAGAGATGAGCGCGAGTGATCCTGGAACTAACTCCAATGCTCAAGTCTCTAACGCGACCTTCCCTATCGGCAAATGGAAAGCCAAGCCGAGGGGAGGAAGGGCGGGAAAACAGCTCCGCCAGCTTAGGCAAGCACGCGAGCAACAAAGCGTGCCTGAACAACCAGAGCCTGAGCCACCAAAAGCTACAACTTTGGTGGAACCAACTCCGGACCCAGCTGAGCCGGAACAGTGGTTCGACGTCTACGAAAAATTGGTGGGTCATCTCCGCCAGTACACATATTTCGTGGAGCGAACTGCTCGCACGCCAAGCGCGCTTATGCAGAAGGCGATGGCGTGGTTGCATAAAAATCGCAACCATGTCGGAAACTACCAAGATGACGCGCTGGCTTCGCGCCTTGCTGCTCAAGCAGTGGTGGACGCTATGCTACCAGACCGCGATGAAAAGCGGCTCTGGCAGGTGTATGGTTCACCAACCTGCATGGCTAGTATCCGCACAGCAAACGATGCCGCCACTAGTATGGTCGACAATCGTGGGCGTGTCGGGTGGGGCCTGTGGGCAGGCGCTGGAGTTATGGCGGCGTACGGTTGCACTAAGATCGTCCGAGGAGCGAGGGTGTCAGGAGGCGCCTGGCTTGGACTTGCAACCGCCGCGACGCTGGGTTTGGCGGTAGTCGAATTCGCGCCCAAAGCGCGACTGTGGTGCAGTAGAGCATTCTCCTGCGGACCACTATGGGGTGCTGGCGTCTTCAAGGATGACGTCAGCATTGAGAGGGTCGATTAGAGGGGCCCCGTCCGGGTTCCAGCGGTGTGCGCCTATCCGAAACCACTTCAGGAGGTGGCTGCACACCACGGGAAGCTCCGCCCCCCGGATAGTTGGGAGCATAATAGCACCAGACATCTTATTCGCCTAGTACCACCGGTACCTGGATTGTGGACATGCTTTGTGCACTCCGCCTGTGTTTGCAATGAAATTGTGAGCGCGGTCAATCGTGTACTAGGTGTAGTCCCATTACCAACTCGTGCTGGGATTGCTGAGCTAAGGAGAGAGGCGCGTAAAATGGCAGCACCATACGGCCATTTGGACATGTGGACGAATGAACAAGTTCTGGAATCGTTCACAGGTGCGCGACATCGCAGGTATGAAGAAGCTTACAACTCTCTACTTGTGAGCCCACTCTGCAGCTCAGATGCCAGGATACAGTCTTTTGTGAAGGCCGAGAAATTCGACCCGATGGCTAAGATTAATCCTGACCCACGCATGATCCAGGCACGGTCACCACGTTATAATTTTGTGTTATGTAAATATCTTAGACCAGTAGAGCACATTATTTATAACTTGTGTGACCGACACGGAGTTAGGGCCGTGGCCAAAGGTATGAATCAGCGACAACGCGCGGCGACCCTTGTCCATAAGTTCTCAATGTTTAACAACCCAGTTTGTTTCTCCATCGATTGTTCAAGATGGGATAAGCACGTTTCACCCGAGGTTCTTGGTGTGGAACATGCTTTTTACAAGATGTTACTCCCACAACACCCAGAGTTTGACCGTTTGCTATCATGGCAAGCTCGAAATCGGTGTAGGACAAAAGGGGGTGTTAAATATGAGGTCGAAGGTGGTCGCATGTCAGGAGACATAAATACCGCCCTCGGCAACTGTCTTTTGATGGTCATTATGGCGAGGGCTGCGATGAGATCTATGCGCATAAAACACTATCAGTTGCTAGATGACGGAGACGATTGTCTGGTGTTGGTTGAAGAGGAAGACTTTGTTACAGTTAGTGAGCAACTGCAACAAAAATTCTTGGAATATGGACAAGAGCTCAAGATTGAGAATGTGGCTCGTGAGATCTATGATGTGATATTCTGCCAGAGTAAGATCGTATTTGACGGACATGATTACCTCTTTGTTCGTGATTGGCGGAAGGTTTTATCACACGCCTGCTGTGGCACAAAGCACTGGAATGAACCACCACTGGTGCGCCCGATGATGGGTCTGGTTGGTAGTTGTGAACTTGCCTTGTGCAAGGGCATACCTATTCTACAAGCATTTGCGGAGGCCCTTATCCGCAACTCCATGGGAAAGATAGCATCCATGTTGAACTTGGAAACCGGGCTCGCCTATCGGGTCAAGGCCGAGTATGGCGCAGACGTGGACATTAAGAAGGAGGCCACGTCTGTCGAAATCACTGACGAAGCCAGGAACTCCTTTGAGAAGAGTTTTGGAGTACCTGACTGGGAGCAGAGAGCCATAGAGGAAATCCTGAGCAGGTGGACCATCTCATCGGTAGAAACTACAACTGTACCGATAGAGTGGGACCACCGGTGGACTGACGATCGTTCACTTTTAGTTCACATTCCTCAAATATACTAACATGGATAGGTTGGGGAACCGAAAGCCCTCATCTAACATGCTGATGATTTGAGGGTTTCCATCAAAACAAGTAGGCAGGCTCTACAGAGTCTTTCCCTTCAACTTAAGAGGCGG